CAACTAAATACGAATACTTAGTGTCTGCCATTTAAAACACCTCCTAGGCGGATGTTATCATCCAAAATTCTATTCTTGCTCTTCTTATAAAACTTGTGTGATACCAGTCGTCTCCACAGTAATCCAGATCTATCGTATGTGTTCCGGCACCGAGCTGAACAATATAAAAGCCGGCCATGTTTTGCCATGAGTTTGCGTCATTTAGACCCTCACTCATCTCCATAACATCTGTTGTGTTGTCTATTTGAACACGCGCTTTAAAATCACTCCATATATCGTCCCTTCTCCACTCAAAAGAATAACCAACTCTATACCAACCCGCAGGAATGGGTGAAGGCGTCGTATATGTGGCTTTGTTTTGCCAAGAAGTACTGTTTGTAGAACTTTGGCCTTCATCTTGGTCCCAACCATACCAAGCGCCGAACAAGGGCTCGATAAAAACCTCCGCCTGACCATCGCCTTCATCTTGTATATAACGCATAGCGGCGCCTGTAAAATTCAAAGTAGAAAAAGGACTTCCTGAAACAGTGGTCCACTGATGTTTTAGATTTACAGCAGAACCAGAACCAGAATCTCCAGTTTCACCTTTAGGCCCTCTAGCGGAAAATATTACGAGGGAAGAACCATCTTCTAGCAGCTCAAGAGTAGAACTACCATCATCCCTCTTTACTTGTATTTTTATTTTATCACCATCGTTTAAGTCCAAAACAGCCGCTACACTCGCAGAATTTTCTCCCTTGTACCTTGTTCTATTATACATTACAGCCTTGGTTCCTGGAACCTCTACATAGCCAGAACCAGAGTCTACTGTGAGATGCATACTGCTGTCTGTCCTGTTGCTGCCAGTCACTATAGACGTAGTTACTCTAGCAAATACTATATAAGTGTCTGTTTTATTTATAGTAACTTCTTCGTTGTTTATTGATGTATTGTGTGAAAACTCTATAGACTTCTTTCTCTCTGTCCCCAAAGGAACATCTGTCCAAGAAGTAAGAACTGTAGTTCCTCCGGATCCGTCGTAGGCATCAAAGAAAACCTCTGAACTATCTCCCGAGCCACTAGACCCAGTTCCAGATACAGTTATTGTAACAGACCTGTCACCATTATTTGTAACAGATACAGCAGAACCAGTAAAATTTAAAGTTGATATACCAGAAATAACTGTTACACCATCTTCCTCTATAACAAGCGTAGTAGGACCTGCGGGGCCCTGCTCACCTTGCTCACCTTGTTCGCCCTGAGGTCCCTGAACGCCCTGCTCGCCTTGCTCACCTTGAATACCTTGCTCGCCTTGAACACCTTGTACACCTTGTGGGCCTTGTTCACCCTGTGGGCCAGTAGCACCCTGCGGGCCAGTGTCTCCAGCATCACCCTTAGCACCTTTTACGCCGTCCAACTTCAAGACTGTCATTATCATATCGGATTTGGCTGTGCCATCATCAGGACCACAGTTTGCGTCAAGTTGTAGTGTTATATAATCTCCGGACGACAGCTGCGCTATAAATGTATTAGACAGCAAATGTGTGTCGTCGTAAAAATCCGTTGTATCCTCTATCTTTGCCTCACTACCAGGTAGCACCGTGGAGTCGTTTTTTCTAACGCGCGCTAAAAATTCGGCCGCATTTATGGCCTGTACTGGAATAGTGTATGTTATTTGATAATAACCATTGGCTTTTATTTGTACTCTATCTGTATATGTATTATCATGCTCAATAATGGTTGGTGCAGCTTCTATGTCTGTTGTGTTAAAAGTTATATCTGTCCAAGATGTAGCAAAAGTATAGTCTGTTGTTCTTCTTATTTGTAAAGCAGACAAAGACACGCCGATACCAAAACCACTCAATGTTGTGTTTATATCACTATATGACAAACCATCTTCGTTTGAATTTACAAACAAGAACTCTCCGGCATGACCGCTGTATGTAGGAAAATCAGATAGATCAGTTAGGCCTATCGGAATAAACTCTATGCCATCACGGCCCTCGTTTACCTTTAAAAACACATAGTCAAATCCACTATATGTAGTTGGTGTGTCATATAGATCCAGGAAGCTTAAGCCTACCTCCAATTCTATCTCATATTGCTCAACATCGTTTATAGTACCATCGCTTGTGATCTCGTAGTCTCCAAAGTTCTCTAGATAGCGCGCTTGTAACGGTGCGGAGGTGGTAGACGATCGGTTAGATTCCCAAACTACCTCACCATCAAACTCTATCTTTACCCATGTATAGGATGAGCAGTCAATATTTAAACAATTGTTTGGACTATTAAGTGTATATAACATCTTACCACCACTCCGGAACGTCTATGTATTTTACTGTGTATGTACCGCCATAAGTAGGTCGACTGCCGGCGCGCACATCTACATATATATCAAAACCTATAGGAATAAAAAACATGTCCTCGTGTCTGGAAAGGCCGTGGCCTAAGGTACCGTCGGTCTGATAGTTACCATGGTAAATATGTCTATTATTACTTGACACATATATCGCAAATTCTCTAACATTGTCAAAAGTGTAGCTTATCAACAATGAGCCGTTTGTTCCGGCTGGAATTGTTTGTGTGTTCCAGGAATTTCTTGACATGTACGCTGAAATATAATCATAGTCGTTGGTTTGTATATATTTTAACCTTTTAAAATACTCCATCTTTGGATTATCATTCTGCACAGCGTCTGAGATAGAGTGTACATCAGTAGATCTTACATACATCATAAAACCGTCTGAAGCAAGATTTATAGACGTGCCGTCCTTTATAACGATGTTATTGGGATATAAACCACCATGCTCGTATTCAGACGATGTACCTGTTCTCCAGTTGTGCGGTAATATTGGGTATACGTCGTAACCAGAGGGTGTGAAGTTTGATGTCGTTGTATAGATCAATGATGGTCTTATCTTGGCCAGCTTTATCTGCCAGATAAATTTTTCCTGTTCTGAAGTTCTTATACCACTCAGCGTTGTATATTCTACGCCCGTGCCGTCGCTCTTCACTGAAACTACATACTCTTCGCCGCCACTATATGTGGTAGGCGTGTCAGTAAGCTCCAGAAAACTCAAATTCTTGAAGTCTAGTATATTTTCTGATTCATTAAAGAACACCACCTCACCACCATGGCCACTAGCAGTTGTCATCCCTATGTCAACAAATTCTACAGGTGCGAAAACAACACCACTCCTATCGTCATTTACCTTCAGAAAAAAGTACTGAGTACCACTGTAGGTAGTAGGTGTATCATCTAATGAAGCAAAGTCTTCTGGTATAGGATTAAACAAACCCATACTATCCCTCCGTTAAAAATCTGAAAGATGCTAGAGTAAGAACAGCATCTCCAACTAAAGTATCGTTTCCATCGTCAGCGTCTCTATACAGTCTGAAAGTCAATAATTCCTTAGTCAATGGATTATTTGCATCGTTAAAATCAATCGTTATATTTGTATTGAAATTGTCTCCTGCCGGGGCGTTGTTTTGTAGTGTCGTTGAATTACACACAGTAGTTGTTGTTTTACTTGTGTAATTTTCTCCATTGTCGTATGTGTGATAATCCAAACACCACTTACATGTTCTTATGGCTGTTTGTGCGGTGTCATTAAGTGCGTACAGCCTGAGTATACAATCTTCGCCGCTCTTTGCGTTTTCAGGGACCCTAAACGAACCAAAAACATATTCATCTGAAGTATCATCAAAGGCTAAACCTGCTACTGGGCCTGCATATAAGAAGCCGGGTCTTTGTCCTGCCGGTGCTCTAAGAAGAGCGTCAGGCGCAAAATCTTTGTATGTTATACCACTTACAGTTGTTATAATGTCAGTAAATTCTAACCCATCTTCTGTTGAATTTACAGTAACAACTTTACCTTGCGATCCAGAATATGTACCTGGTGTATCTAGAAGCTGCGTAAACAACATGCCAGAGATTGTGGTTTCTGGAAAACCTTCAGAATGAAAAACCAATACAGAAAAATCTGTATCCAATAGTGTATCAGGTGTCCCGCCGTTGTCTCCTTGCCCAATAGTTAATGTAAACCCTGCTGTAGACACGCTAGAAACCATCGCATTTGTATCTGTAACTGTTTGGTAAGGCTGCGCTGAAACTCCGTAATATGCATTAGACGGAGATACAATAAATGTACAGCTATATGTACCAGCTGCAGTCCTTGAAACGTTCATGTTAAAGCTGTCTCTAACGGTTCCATTTCCATCTACACGTGCTGATGCCCAAAGACCGTGTCCTGTTTCGCCCTTTTCTCCGCCGGAAACTGTTGTAAATTCAAGTCCGTTTTCGCCCGGTTTTACTGACACATAATAGCTTCCATAGCCGGTATAATCTGCCGGCGTATCAACCAAATCTAGAAATTCGTCTGGCACCTGGTCTAACCGAACCAGGTGGTAGCCCTGGGTCGCTGCGGTTCCGCTGATCGTGTGATCAAGGCGCAACTCATTATCGTCGAACCACAGGGCTGCCTCCTGATTGTCGCCAAAATAAACCTGATCGTCGTGCTTCAGATATATGTCTTTTCCTTTAATTCTAGCCATACGAATAGTTCCTTATATAACTAAATTTTAGTCGTCCGCAACTGCTATCCACTCTAGGTAATAATTGTTAGAATCTATATCACCAGAGAATAAAGCTGTGAATCCAGTGGTAGTTCTGTTAGTGATAATCAACGGATAGATAGACGGATTAGCGTCTGTCGTATTATTCATAACAGCATTCACACTGTAGTTAGTGTCAGGAAATGCGTTAGTAAATGTTACTGCCTTAGAAGAGTCGTTCAGTGCCAAGGCTGTTCTACCCGTCTCATGCTGTAGAGCTACGTGATCATCTACGTATTCCTTCGTAACCAAGTGCTCTTCAGACGTTGGATACACACCACTTACAGTGGCCGTGAATCCACGACTACCATCTCTAGGTACGTACTGCAGATGGTCGTCGCTGTCTAAACAATCCAAATCTGAGTGACAGATTAAACCTGCAATTCCACTAGCAGATGTGAATTCTAGGCCAGTTTCTCCAGCATTTACTGTCACAAAGTAATTACCGGAACCTGTGTAAGCACTAGGCGTGTCAATAAGTTCTGTAAACTCATCCATAGAACCACTCAGTGTGGTAATCTGGTCATCAACGTACTTCTTGTCTACAATGTCTGTGTCATCTGTAAACGTTGGGTGCGAATCATATCCTACAATACCAGTAAAATCCCTAGACCCATCAACAAGAATATACTGTGTGTGGTCGTCGTCACTTAAACCAGACAACCAACCATGATCTATCTGGGATGCTAAGCCACTAACTGTTATAAACTCCAGTCCGTCCTCACCAGATGTAACCGCAACAATATTATTGCCGCTTCCAGCGTAGGATGCTGGAGTATCAGTAAGTTCTATAAACTCATCATGAGAACCACTGAGTGTAGCAATTTGGTCGTCTACATATTGTTTGGTAGTTAGATGATAATCTTGAGTTGGATCAACACCACTGATAGTACAAGAAATACGCATCATTGCACCATCGTGCCAAATGCTACAATCGTCATTGTCGCCAAAATAAGCACGTTGATTGTATCTCAGTTTTAAGTGTTTATCCTGAAATTTAGCCATCTAGATGTCTGCCTCCTTTTTTTTATTTTAATTCTTCTTGGCAAGCCAATTTAATTTATAATTCACTGAATCAATGTCTCCGGAGAAAATAACTGTAAATCCAGAATTCGACTTAGCAGAAATTACGGAAGCGAACGCCGACGGCTTAGAGTCGACTGTATTTTCTATGTCCGTTGTTAACGTATAATCACTATCATTAAACGTTCTGGGAAAAGTAACGGACACATTATCCGCTCCGTTGGGAATGTCTTCTATCCCATATTGTTCATTTATAATTCCACTTGTGGTAACAAACTCTAAAGCTGTACCTGTTGAATTTACTCTTACAAACTCTCCTTCCGAGCCGCTAAAAGTAGGAGGTGTGTCATATAAATCTAAAAAATAATGTGGTAGATTGTCGTGATCGTCTTCGGTGAGGCAGTTGGTTGGTACCGGTCCAATACACCCATCCACCTCATAAGTAACTCTAAGCTCATCTGTGTTGTCCGGCAGCATATATGTAAGCTGGAATTCGTTGTATCCTGTCTCAGTAAAATCATCCGGGCTGTGTAATGCTTGGCCATTGTAGAAAACTTGAATTTTTCCAGGTCTATAATTATACGCAGTGGTATACGTCTGGTTTACACCATCAATAGCGCCTGATGGCTTCTCACCTAGTAGTATGATCCCCGCTGATTGTCTTGGCTTGCGTAATATAATCATAGACCGATAAGTCCCTTATTCTTCTCCTAAAAAATAAACCCACCCCTAGGCCTTCTGCCTAAAGGTGGGCTTTTGTATATACGCAAGGATTGAGAATTTTCCGGTCCTATACCGGTCCATAAAAAATGGGTATACGTATAGACATTTGTCCTCATATGGGATTTATCTACCATATCTCTCGATCCTTATTTTTAATTTTCAGACTTAATAATCAAATGTGTCGCTAGTATGTTGACACTATGTATTGTAGAGTTTATGATTATTAGTCTTTTGGTTCATAGATGCCAGACTTATCTGTAACATCCTTCTTTGTTTCTTCTGCCTTATCTGCTTGTTCTTTTGTAAGAGCTTTCTTTATTTTCTTAGTTTTTTCGGCCTGTGCTTCTCTAGCCTCACGCAATTTTGCAGCAGTTTCCTGTCTAGCTATATCTCTTTCCTTTGCTTTAATAAGATTTTCAACTAAACTTACAATAGCTGCCTCATTTGCTCTTAGTTGCGCGATTTCACCACGTAGCATGTCCATTTGTACTTTCTTTTTATCAAGCTCGTCTGTGAATCTATTAGAAAACAACGCAGCAATTCTATCACCGCCTGAAAGTTCTTTATCATTTCTGGTTTCTGCAATTATAATATTGTTTTCTTTCAGCTGCGCAATCTCGCCTTTTAGCATATTTAATTTAGATGCTTTTTGTTCTATCTCTTTCCTGCCCTTCTCAATAATAGCAATAATGAAAGCCACCTCTTCTTTTGTAATAATTTCGTCTTTTTCGGCTTTCAAAACAACATGTCTTATTTTGTTTCTAACTGCTCTGTCCTCTAACATCTTTTAATTCCTCCTTGTCCTTTAAAAATGGTAATGCGAGGAGCCCGAAAGAGCTCCTCGCTGTATATCGTATTAAGATTTAGCCGCTATAGCCGTATGGTGTCCAAATTCCGTCCGAACTCTGCACATAAATGTTGAAACGATATTCTTGCTCTCCGGAGTATCCAGCAGCGCCTGTAATATCATCGTCTGTAATCTCTGTCTCGATAGCAGTGTTGGCTCCAATTGTTCCAGAAGCCATAACATCACCAGTTGTAACTCCAGAACCGCCCATCTCAATTGAATATTCTCCAGCGGCACTGCTTTGCCAGTCAATGATGGTTTTGTCAAATCCTGCCGTGTTACCTATTGTAGATCTAGATACAGAATTTATTGTTATTACAGCTACAGTTCCAAATAGGAAATGTACTTGGTCCCCATTAGGAGCAGAATATCCGCCCTCAAAACTGAAATTTACAGCGTCTCCTGAAGGTGGTGTATATGACATATTATATTACCTCCTATTGTCTCACCCTGTAGGTGACGTTTGAGTATTGATAAACATTCATGTGAAATGTGATTCCGGACGATGTGGTTTCACCATAATCTCTGTCTTCGTTGGCGCCCGCGGCGCCTGTACTAGCGGCTAACAACTGACCATCTAAAAATACATCCATATTGCTTCCTTCCTCACCAACTGTGGCATCAGGTGTATATGTGACGCCGGCTGGTAATGGATGGAGTGTTCCGGCTATTACATCCGCAGAAAGTTCTTCGACATAGATAGTCTCCAAGCCGGCATCAACCGCATCCTCTACATCCTTAAGTGCCATATCCAAATTATCCAGTGAATCAGCTACAGTATCATCATCCGTAATGTAATTCTGCTCTGTGAATGTCTGATCATCTATAACATCATTGAGATCATCGATTGCAGCTTCAAGATCTGATGGATTTCCGCTCAGAGGATAGTTATCTGATGTGTTTGTCCATGTTGGAGATGTTATATCATTACCTGCACCAGTAAATGACCACAAGTTTGAAACGTCTTCTATCAACTCGTCGTCGCCTTCGAACGAACTTACGAAGTCAGTTCTTGTCCACTCCCACTCATACACACTGTCCATAACCTTTCGGTGTGGATAAACAATAGCTATATCAGTAGGATCAGTGGCCTCAAAGGTGTAAGCACCGGAGCTAGTATAAAACTTAATATAAACATCAGTCAATGAACCAGTCCCGCCATGGTCTGTTGCATCATGCAGCCTACCAAAGATAATGTTTCCGGAACCATCTACAAATTCCGCTCCTGTATCTCTATCAATAAGGTCTACGACACATACTTCATCGCTGCCGCCCTCATCAGGATAGTTTCCACCGGTGCTGGAATAAATAGGCAAACCAACGCGGTTATCATATGTTGCATACCTGGTTGTAATAGAAGCCAATACGCCTGCAGATCCGGAAGCAGTAGTAAATCCGGCGCCAGAGTTATCGTCACTCACGGCCAACAGAACTGTCTGAGAATCTGTTGTTTTGCCCATGATGTTGTTTAAACTCATTTGCTTTGTTGTGCTGTTTCCAGAATCTGTGGCTGTTGGATCCCAATACATGCCCAGATCATCATACCAATTAGTAGTACCCTTGAACTGTTTTATCAACGTGCGTAGCACATTCATATCATGTTCAAGTCTCATCTCTGAACCTGAAGTTACAGTAGGTTCTGCTACAGATGAAGAGTTAGGGTTGGAGATAGCATCATCGTATGTCTCTGACCAACGAATCTGTTCATACTGGCGAAGTAAACTTCTGCCTGTATTAGCATTGTAATTAATAGACCAATGATTTTTACTATCCGTTATACCATCTACTTCAGCTTGGAAAGTACATGTTCCTACTGCAGTCAAGTTCAGTGTGAACGTCGCGATGCCGTTGGCATCAGTGTTCACTGGATTAGATGAGAAGTTTCCAATAGTGTCTCCACTGGTCTTGGTGATAGTCACTGGAGCATTCTCGACTTCTTCGCCTACTTCATCTTTTACAAGAACTTTCAGCGTAATTGAGTTACCGTTGTATCCACCAGATGTGGAGTCCGTAGTAAACTCAACAGAATCTACGACCGTGAAGCCGTACTGAGAGAACTCAGTGATGTCGAAGGTCAAAGTCTTGGTGCCGGGTGTCCAACTGAAATTAGCCAAACGACCCTGGTAGTCACCAGCTAAACCGGTCTTTTCACCTCCGCCATACTGTGTAATAGTTACCTTAGTACCATCTTCGTCCTTATCACACCAAACCAAAGGACCACTATCGGTTGGCATCACCTTGGTTACGCTCAAAGAGCCGCCGCCTGCTAATAGGCCGGCCAAATAACCAGAAGATGAGCCCCTTATAAAATTCGATCCGAATTGAATATCGGAAAAGTCTTTACCGCCAAACCTTAGACCAGGTATATTACTCTTACTTAATACAATGTCTGTGTTATAAGTTGCGTTGCTTAACGTAGCACTACTGGCGCTTCCGTAGTTTTCACTAGCCCAGTCGGTTCCCCAGCTAGCGCTAGAATGTACGGTAGGTTCTGACCATGAGAATGTTACACCACTTGATGTAACTGCACCTGTTTCATTGGAAGCATCCTTAAACTGTGCATAAATGTACTGTTTTCCGGATTGATTAATCAGCGTTCCAGATACTCTAGTTGCATATGTTTCCCATGATGCAGCTCCCGAAGTAGTGACTCCATTAATATTCCACAACTTATAATGCGTAGGCGTCCAAGCATCGGGCCCGAGCAAAGAAACATCAACGTCGAGGCCGTCAACAACGATATCTATATCAGAGTCGTTGACTTGAACGGCTGGGGCTGTCGGATAACCGGTATCATACGTTATGTTAGTGTAATTGACACCCATATTTATTTACCCCCTGTGTTGTTTTGGTGGAAATATTAATGTACAAGCAGGCTGCCAGGTTTTATATAAGGGGCCAGCAAGCCGGCCCCCTTATGGCCTGACAATTAGACTATACCTATATTTTTTACTGTCTTACCATATAGGTGATGTTTCTGCCCACTTGTATGTCAAAGTGGAATGTAATACCGGAAGCCGTAGTTTCCTGGTAGTCTCTATCAGCATTAGCACCTGCTGCGCCTGTGCTTGCTGCTAAAAGCTGACCGTCTACGAACACGTCCATATTAGAACCTTCCTGACCTGCTGTACTGTCAGGTGTATAGGTAATGCTGTATGGAAGTGAGTGTAGTGTGCCAGCACTGAAACCTGAGGAAATAGATTCTACGTACTTATCTGCTACGCCAGCTGTTACGCTTTCTTCGACATCTTTCAAGGCCTGGTCTAATTTATCCAGAGCGTCAGCTACTGTGTCGCCGTCGGCGATGTAGTTGTCCTCTGTAAATGTCATGTTGTCAATCGCATCGTTCAATGCGTTAATAGCAGCCTCAAGATCGCTTGGATCGCCGCTCAATGGATAATTTCCAGTGGTATTTGTCCAAGTAGGTGAGGTAATATTATCGCCTGCGCCTGTGAATGACCACAAATTAGAAATGTCTTCTACTAGCTCTACATCACCTTCCCAAGAAGATACGAAGTCCGTACGCATCCATTCGTACTCGGCCACGTCGGCCATAACCTTTCTCTGTGGGTAGATGAAATATACATTGGATACACCTTCGCTTCCATCAAACGTATAAGGCGTAGGAGAAGAATCATTTACGTAAAAATCAAAGCTTACATCTGTACCTGATCCTGTTCCACCTGCAGTTAACAATGCGAATACGGTGTTTCCAGAGCCATCCTCAAACTCTACATCTGTATTGGCGTCAATAACGTCAACACGGCAGACACGCATATCTGTGGAACCGACTGTTCCATCGTTATAAATTGGAAGACCGGTTCTGTCTGCATTTGTAGCATACTGAGTAGTGATAGCAACGTCATCAATGCTAGCAGTACCAGAAGATACAGCGTGGAAAGATCCAGAATTGTCTTCTCTTACAGCGATAAGTACAGTCTGTGCGTCTGTAGTTTTACCCATGATGTTATTTAGGTCCATCTGCTTGGTCGTACCATTACCAGAATCGGTAGCGGTAGGATCCCAATATGTACCTAAATCATCATACCAATTTGTTGTACCCTTTACTTGCTTCATCAACGAACGAACAACGTTCATATCATCTTCAAGTGATCCAGATACTGTTGGTTCGGCGACTGCTGAGGTATTAATACCTGATACAGCGTCGTCGTAGGTAGCAGAACGTCTAATCTGTTCTAATTGTCTTAGTAAACTTCTAGCCATGATTGATTTACCCCCTAATTTTTTTTAGGTCTTTTTATGACTATCTAGAAATTTGTAGTTCTTGAATCCGCTTACGCAACATTCTACAAAGAGTGTCCTTGCCTGCAAGCTGATTCGCTTCTTGAAGTGCATACTTTAAAAGGTTAAGGTCCATAACCTTTGGTAAGACTTCCCTTGCTCTCCTTACCGACAGCAATGCCACATCCCTTACCGTCAGTTCTTTAATGGGGGCCTCTGTGTCTATCCCTTCATAGGGATCCTTTTCTTCTTGTGCCTTTGGTTCTTCCTCTTCTTTTACTTCTTCTCCTTCACCGTGAAGCATTACATCCCATATTTCGTTATTTCTTAATTTCACGGATCTAAGCCAATTTGCAAATTCCTCACCCTCTGCTAAGTCATGCTTTTTCCCATATTGAGCATAAAGCTCGTCGAGAGGAATTTTCTCTCCGGGCCTAATGGCCCTCTTCATGGCGTGTGTCCATACATTAGTTTTATTCTTAACATAACCGTTCATTAGTAAGTCCTCCTTTTCCTTCTCTAATGGACTATGATAAAGTGGTCTTTTCCTTTTCCATTTTAGGTAGTTAGCCCTCTATGTATAAAGAGGTTAGTTTATAGACAGACCTCAGGGCCGGCTCGTCAGCTAAACGGTAGCTCAATGGCCGCCGCGGTTATCCTGAGATTTACCTGTCTTTTTAGGTCTCTAAACAATACTATAATACCCCATGCCTGGAAAACCAGGCATAGGGCACTACAGTAAACTATATTCATAGAACATTTATTATAGGGACCTATCGATAACACCCATTCCGAGCATTCTAGAATCGAGACAAGCGAAGCCAAGCTCAGCCCATCCAAAAAAACCAGCCTTCTGGACGCGGAGCAGAGTTGGATCTTCATGTGCTTCGTATTCTTTACGGATCGGCATTACAAGAGAATCATTAACACCAAGGTCAAAACCGAGAACCTGTGTTTCGCCCAATGTACTCACTGTACCATCTGCACTTGTAATGTTCGGATTATCCAGCGTGTAGCTGTTGTAAGTGTTGCCACTATCGGCGATGAACTTACCATAACCAGAATTATAGCCGTTGATGTTGTACAGGCCAGTAGCTCCGAGATGTTGTACCTCGTGCAGAGCGACGTTCCATAGGGAACCCATTCCAGCAGCCTGAAAGATCTCACGTCTAGTTACTGGATCAATATCAGTATCTGTCCATTCACGGATATCGGCAGCGTCTTCAGGTGAAATGTACAGGTCCGTCAATGTTCTACCAATTCTCTTAAAACCAACAATCATTTTGTTGATCAATTCTTTGGATAGATATCCGGCGCCTGTTGCACCCGGAGAAATCTCATAAATAGGAGCTGGACGGGGTCCAAGAAGACCCTTGCCTGAGAACGAAGCTGTGGCGGCTGGCATAATTACTCTCCATCCACACTCCTCTTCGTAGTTAGCAAGGTCTTTGGCCACTCTAGCCGCAGCCCTCTGGGCGATATCCACGCGAGAATCTCTTGCATACGTTACTTTCCAGTCCGCAGATGCGTTAATCGCAAATGTTGGAACATAAACTTCTTCTCCAATACCTTCAATGAAGTTTTGGGCCATATCATTCTGTTACTTATAAAGACCTCAGCTTTACCTGTTAGGCGGGGGTGGTTCTTCGACCTCCCCTCTCTACGTCTCCGTAGAGTTCAGACTGTATCATCATCCTCTTGGGATGTCCTACGTTCAGTCGTTGGGGCTCACGTTAACCGTCTAGGAATATCTTTGGTTATTATATCTTTGCTTGCATTTAGTTTTCTAAGCTGAATTGCTATTTCTATGTCTCTGTCCGAAACCGAAGCATCTCTGTTTACAGACATTCTATTGTTTACGTACTCCAACAATAATTCAGCTTGATCTTTTTTTGCAATCTCATGTTCGGCTATAATAGGAAGTGATCTATGTAATCTTTTCATTCCTCGTAATGATATTTTATATCCAATTTTTCCATTTTTTCGTGGTTTTTTAGTATCTATATATGCGCCAACTTTAAATTGTTCTTTAATTATCCTATCACAATTTTCTATAAAAGAAGCGCAGTCATTTGTTATTTCTATAGATGGAAAAAAATACAACACATTACTTTTATGGTGATATTGTTTGGATAAAACATAACTACCATCACTATCTATAGCACCTATTAACCATCCTAGATCGAATAATTGTTTGCCACCTGGTTGTCTTATATCAATCATATTTTCACCTCAGTAGTAATGATTGCTTGTCAAGATTTTCCAGCGTTACAGTAGGATTTTCAATTCTACATTGCTGTAGAATGGGTCATATTGTCATAACCTAATCCTGGCAGTACCCATACTGGTACTTCAAAATCCTCTGCTACAGGATAAACAGCCTGTGCACCCGGAGCCAATCTCTCGACTGCGAACAGCTGTCTCATGATTGATTCCAGTTCAATCTTCTGAAGAATCGGAGTAGTAAGAGCAGCTGCGAACGCTCTGTAAGCAGCAAGACCCTCAGGCGTATTGATTTCAGCGGTTGCCTTAAATAGTTCTTGCATTTCGCGCTTATCCATGTCTACTCTTCCTCCTTAACGTTAGTTACGGAGACACAGTTAGATCAGTGTCTTTATCCGATGTTATTTTATATCTTCCTATCTTAGATAAGAAGTTTTACCCTAATTGGGTACAAAGTGGTGTTACCGATGTTAGCTTCGCACTTGGCAACGCTAGCACCCTTAAGCACCTTAGCCACTACAGTTGTGTCACATCTTTCACCCTGATTGTCAGCTGTACTGTCCGAATTCGTTGTAGAGTTCGTAAGCTTGGCATGTTCATTTGCAGGGTACAGACTCATGCCGGGTTTCATATGAAAACCGGTATCAACTGTTCCGGCCGCACCGTCTTGCTTACAGGTATAGTGAACTGTATCCCAAATACCTAGATGAGCAACACCAACAGGAACTGACTTGTGGCCAGCAATATCTCCATTGGCATTATAATAAGGCTGAGCGATAGCGTCGCTAGAGCCTAGATCACCAGGCATCATGAATCCAGCAGGATGTACCTGATGGTATCCAGTCTTAACCTTTTGTTCCAAAAGACCGAATGGTGACTCTCCGTAGTTGTAGTATACTTTCTTAACCATTGGCTCCTGGTTTGTAGAGTCAGGATCTAGGAATACAACAGCACCTGCATAAGCAATGACGCCGCCTACACCAGCAGTACCGAAAGACGTGTTTTCGGCGTAGCTGCAAAATTGATTTTCTACAACAGGATGTCTTGGAATAAACATATCCTTTTTCCTCCTTTAGAAATTCTATTAGCGAGATTTCTTAAATTCCTCAGCCATTGCTTTGCCTAGTTCGGCATACTTCTTCATCATGTCATTGGTTGGACGATGTTCCATATTCAGCATCGCAAAGACCGCATTGCCGTGATCAATGTTGGCAGGAGGAGTTTCTTCTTCCTCTTCTGAAGCCTCTTCCTTATCTTCTACATCTTCATCTGTTTCTTCTTCGGCTTCTTCCTTGTTTTCAGATTCGTCTGTTTCTTCTTCAGCTTCCTCTTTTTCCTCTGCCTCTTCTTTTTCTTCGGCTTCTACTTTATTATCTTCTGCGGTTTCTTCTTCGGCTTCAGCTGCAGCAGCCAGCTCATCCAGAACCGACTGTCTGATAGATATCAGCTCATCTTTATACGCTGCAAAATCTTCATCGGACATCTCCCTAACCTTGGCAACCTGGTTAGCTCTGGATTCTTCCTTGCTATGAGCAACTCCAGCTTCTTCCAGCTCTGCCATTCTGACATCAGCAGCCCTATCTTTCTTCATTTCCTCAAGCTCAGTCTCCCTTTCGGTCAACTGCTCTTTGGCAGATTCGATCTCTTTCTTCGCCGCCTCAAGCTCAGTTTCGAGATCAGAAACTTTGGTATCACTGTCTGAGATTTTGGACTCAAGCTCTTCAACCTCTGCGTTTTTTTCCTCAAGAGCGTTCGTAAGGTCTTCGATGGTCGCAGCGGCTTTCTGAAGGGCTTCTTCAGTCTGTCGTCTCATCTCAGCTTCTTCTTTTTCAGAAAAGATAGCAGCTACATGAGCCTCGATATCCTTCTTCAGCTTTTCATCCATAGAAGTAATACCTCCTCAAATTAATTTAGTGTAACAAATTCAATCAATACCAACCTATTGTGTTCTTAAAAACTAAATCCTTTTCCTGCTCCTAAACTAGTAAACTAGTTTTTACGGATAGCTGGGCATTGCGCCCCTGTTTCCTCTACAATAGAGGCTTTCCATGTCAGGATCATCACCCATCATAAACTTGCAGTCAAAATCTACATCGTCGCCGACGGCGGCAGATGATTTAATGAGAACTCTATTATCCGTAGCGTCCTTCTCAATCCACCATCTTGATCCTACATCCGACATAGGGCTTGCCGTAACATTTCCGTAGGAGGCAAGTGTTTTCCCATGAAATTTGATACCACTAGCGATAACGATCTCCTGGGTACCAGAAGCCATAGTGAAAGCATCGCCCCATACGAAGGGAACGGCGTGGTTATTGCCAAGATTTTTGTAGATTAACTTCATATTGTCATCGCCGTTGATTCTACAAATCTTAGGCACACTTCTTCGCGTTCCAGAAAGTGCTTGTGGCATAACCTTTTACCTCCTTCTTTGATATTTTGCTGCCTTGTCCAAAGCAGCAACTAGCTTGTCTACCAGCACTTCTCTCTTGTCATCTTTTTCTTTTTTGTTTAGAAGTTTTGTGGCATACGCTTTAGCTACTTTAGAAACGTAGACAACCCTATCACGTTGATTTTTTAGACAATCGGGATCCGTCGTATCTCTGGAGAACGAAGTACATCCTTCGTCATACAACGTACACCAATTCTCATGTATAACCTCGGTGTTTGGACCCATAGGTTCAGTGTCCGCGTAAACTCTACGTTTAAAGCTAACACAAATACCTACGGTGTCTTTGTCTTCTAAAGCCGATTTGTCTTTATTCTCTAACACCTTATCCCCCTCCTCTAAAACTTCAATAGAGGTTACTTTGTTATCGTTATCTACTGTAAAAACTATAACACCGTCGTCCGTTGCAATTTCCTTTGACTTCGCAGTCTCTAAAATTACGGACGGAGGGTTAGCTGGATTTTTAACAATCCCACATCCAGAAAAAACGATGCCGCGAAGTACCCTAGCTAAAGCACCTGCGGCAATTTCTTTTCCATTTTTTATAACTTTTGCAAATTTACCAAAAGTTCCTTCCGAATCTGACGCGAGACCTAAAGCCTCGGCCTCTCTCTTATTCAGAATCATGTCACCGACTTTGACGTCAAAATCCTGATAATAAGCCTCCATACTTACTTTCCACTTCCCAGATGCTACCTCTTCGGCAATGTTCGGAAAGCGTGTCTTATACAAAATGCCTGCCATAGCAACATGCATTTCCATTTTGTCGGCTTCGGCTGTCTCCTTGGAGGCCAATTCTGAAATATTCAATGGATTTCCATCTTTATCCATGAAGGCTCTCTCATAAATATGGCCTATAATTTCATCCTCTTTATGTTCAACATCCAACGCTTTGTTGATTATTGTTCCTTCGGCGGCAACTAATTCGGAAGGCAGGAAGTAGGCGTGATTCAAATTCTCGCCTGACGACACAAAAATAGCCGAAAAGTATTGCAAATCCGGCTGTTTATTCTTCTCATCTGGAAGATTTATTATTTTGGACGCCTTCTCTCTAAGGGCCGCTGTTTCTTTATGGAGCTCAATATCAGCTTCCAAATATACTTTTTTTAGTTTATTTTCTACCACTTTAACCTCCCTAAATCGTTGTCAAGAGAAAACAATACTCCCTCATTTATAAATAGGTTAGTTTATTCAGCTTCTTCGGTACTATCTTTTTGTCTCCTTACTTTAGCTATACGCTCCAACAGAGTTAGGTACTGCTCATCTGTCATTCCCTTAACCACATCATCAAAACTGGCCTCTGACTGTTTCTTCTGGGGCGGTTTTTTCTGCGTTTTTGTTTTGTCTTCTGGCTTAGCGGGTTGTTTCTTTTTGGCTGGCTGTCCTTTAGGGCGGCCCTGAGAAGGAGTACCTTTCGGTGCCTTCTGAGTAGGTTGTTGCGTAGTACCAGTACCCTTAGACTGCTGCCACGGTGAACCAATAATTCCAAAAGTACCATCCTCAACCAAAGAAAATTCCTCTTCCATATTGCGGAGTTCATTAGGATAATCAAAACCAAGCTCTTCAAGAGCTGTACGATAGCTAAGCATCCTACGATCAACCAAGCTTGAAATAGTAGACATGTAGAGAATAGGATCTTTGAGAACACCTTCATCCCAACGTATCTTTGGAAACCTATCAAAACCCATTGCCTCAGCTATTTGCTGATATTCTCTATATATCCACCGTGTTACTTGACTTCTAGCATATTCTATCTCTTCCATCAGGCCCTTGACCATAAGAGCAGCTTCTGGTGCTGTTATGTTTGACACACCATCTATAAGCGCCCTTGAAATTGCCAAACCGCCTGTTATTTCTTCATTTACCTGCTCATACTTACTTTTTCCAAGAATTTCGCCAATCTCAGGAGAAACAATCTTTTCAACCTGCAGTGTGTGATTCCAAACAACATCAAAACTCTTAGAAGGCGTATTGAATAACTGGGCTACGGCTTCAAGCTCTTCTTGCGTAGTTACAGGAAACTCATCAGAACCAATTGTAACCTTCAAAATATAATTAGATATACCGTCAAGAGTACTAAGGTCTGCCTGACGCAAAGACTCTTTATAATCTAGCGATTCAAAAACTCTAGCAGATCTTGGTTTGGCATATCTCTCATACGGTTGTTTTCTGTATGTTATCTGGCCTACCAGTCTAGAATCTAATACCAAAGAACCGCCCTCTTTTGCCTGACTCTTAAGATCGGAAGGTAAAATCTTTATAAGTTCTTTTTCATCCAAACTCAACTCGTTCTGTGGTCTATTCAAAAGCTCCCTCAACTCTGGCGGAATTTCGAGTGTTATTCTCTGGCTCTCAAACAATAAGTTGCCGTCCACTGTAACTAAAAGCGGATTCAACACCGTATAAGCCACAGGTAGGTGCCCTTTAGACCAAATATTCTTCTTAGCCGCCAGCTCCTGACCAGTTGCTTTCTTGCTGGTTTTGGTCTTTTGACCTGGAATTGGAGACAAATATGACACTCTAGGTTCATATTTAGCTATTGCCTTATACGTTGTAACGTGTCCTACTTTAAAGAAATCCAAGAATATCCACTCCAACACTTCTTTGAACCGAGTATCAAAAACCCAATAGTCGTAAAAGCTTTTTATATTTTCATCGTCCACGTCGTTTTCAAAACCCTTCTGTGCCAAGTTTGCCAAAAGATTGGTAGACGAACCAACAATCGGATC